ACACCTGCTGCATTTCCAGCAGCACCACCTCCAACTGCAATGTTATAAGTAGTACCAGGAACAACACTTGTAGCAGTACCTGAGAAAAATCCTCCTGCTCCACCTCCTCCTCCGTGATTTCCAGCACCTGCTCCACCTCCTCCAATTACAAGGTAGCGAAAAGAGGTCACTCCATCAGGCACTGTAAATGTTCCATCAGCACTAAAAGCAAAAAGCTCAGAAGCTGCTGCTGCTGTACCACTAGTAGATAACAAAAGGTGAAGTGAACCAGACATAAACTATGTTCCTGAAACGTATGCGTGTTGCGGTGAAACAAATAAGACTGATGCTATTTTATTAGCACCCAAAGTTATTGTTGCTGTGGCTGATGCTTCTCCTACTTTAAACATAAGACTAATATTTGATGAGATTGTTGCTGATGCTCCTGCACAAACCACACTAAATATATCTCCAGTATCAAACGTTCCAGATGCTGTTGGAATTACAACTGTCTGGTCAGAAGAAGTTAAAAATATAAAGTTACCTGTATCGGTTTGAGCAGCAGAAACTGTTGTATCTGCAAATGTTCTCGACTTAGGGATATCTCTTAAATTACCATCACCATCAGATAACGCTGTGCCTTCGACAGTAGCCGCAACAGTTACAGCACCTTTAACATTTAATGTTCCTTGTGCAGAGGCGTTACCTTGAATATGAAACGTGCCTCCTACAGAAACAACACTGTCAAAGATCGCTTCATCACCAAATCTTGAAGTAGATTTAGCAGAGAAATTATCCCCAACAGTTAACGTACCGCTCGTAGATGCTGTATTAAAAGTAAACGAATTACCATCTACCAAAAGAGTTCCTCCAATGGAGGCATTTCCAACAACCCCTAAATTACCTGTGCTATTTGCTGTAGCAAAGTTGAATTCATCAGTTACAGCTAAAGTGCCTGTAATAGAAGCATTACTCTTTACACCTAAAGTGCCTCCGACAGAGACATTTTCAATTACACTAAAATTCTTGGCTACATCTAAATTACCTGTGCTACTTGCTGTAGCAAAAGTAAAAGTGCCCGTGATAGAAGCATTATTAGTTACACCTAACGTAGCTCCGACAGAAACGGCACCGATAACACTTAATGTACCTTCAGAGGAAACATTGCCTTTAACACCTAGTGTAGAACCAGCAGAAACAGCACCCTTAACATTTAAAGTAGACGCTCCAGACACACCAGAGGTTATAGTAAGGGTTTTAGCAACAGAAACATTGCCTAATGTGCTTATGTCTGCTGTGGTGCCTAAAGTTAAATCTCCGTCTGTGTCTAAAATAACAGATTTGTCAGCTACATAAGTAGCAAATATATCTTTTGTTCCTGACTGAAAATTTACTCTATGAATAGTTCCAGAGGAGGTGTGACTAGAATTAAAAATTGTTGTTCTAGCTAAAGTATTAGCAGAAACAGTTCCTAAACCTACCTCAAAAGCAGACCCATCTGTTGCTGCATAATAACAAGTGTTTGCACTACCAATAGCTGCTGAAAATCTTTGAAAGCCATCAACCGCTCCGACTAATGAAAAGTTAGCTGAACCTGTAGTAGAAGAGGTTTCTCTAACCCTATCTGCTTGTATAAGAGCCATTTTATTCTCCTATTAAGCAATTCTAATTATCGCACCCGTTGCCGTAGGGGTGGGAAATAATATACTAAACGTACCTGCCGTTGATGATTTATTTGAACCAAAGTCTAAAACAACCACAGAAGGATCGCCCGATACAGAATCGTTATAAATTAAAGCACCTCTTGCCTCAATGGTTGCAGTGGTAAACGATACATCAGAAAAATCAGTAAAAGCAGTGGTGCCAATTGCAGAAACTGCCCCACTAAGTGTTCCCCCATTGGTTAAAGCTGCTCCCCCTGCTGAATATGTTCCAGAAGCACTAACCTCGTTAGATGTTGAGTAAGCCGTGGTGCTTGCATTTAAAGTAGCTCCACTACTATATAAAGCAAGTCTAAACGTATTTCCAGAGGTGCCAAAATCATGTGTGCCTGTCAACAATTCCTTTTTGAATGACGTACACATAAAACTTCCACTAAAAGCCATATTAAATTCTCCTTAAAAGGTCTGCTGCATCTGAATAACCTCCATTTAAAACTTGTTGAATACAGGTATCCTTTTGGGATTTAGCAGCTTTTTTTAAATAAACAAGTATTTTTACTCTCAATTTATCTTGAAAGAGTTTAGCTTGTTCTTTAATAGCTGGAGGAGATGTCTCCGAAATAGATAAAATCTCCGCTACACAAAGCTCTGCTAAATCTTCCATTGGCAAGCCACCAAAGTTGCTTGTTTTAACAATGGGGTTTATTACATCCCCTGACTTTAAAGTTAACATTATATCTTATAAGGCTCCACAGGTTGATTAATGTTAGGTTTATCTATTTTATCGTTAATTTTAGAATATGGATACTTTTTAAAAAAGCCATTTACCTCTCTTAAAACAATTTTTTCTTCTAATCGGTGATACCCATAGAGTTTATTTTCTTCAGAAACATTATTATCTAATAAACTAGATGTTCCAGAAATTATTACTTTAATGCCTTTATTAGTGCATTTAGCTATTAAATACTCTGTGCAACCTCTACCACTCTCAGCTATGTGAGAAAAGGTAGAATATGAATAATCTAATCCATATAAGTACAATTCAGAAACATTCGCAGCATAAGCAAATGCAATCGCATAAGCTGCCGTGTTATTCAAGTAAGTAGTTTTAACACAATTCACTACGTTTTCTAAAGGATATTCCACTAAACCCTTTGCTCTTTTATCTAATTCACAGGTGTAGATTGGTCCCTTATGTGATAGCAAAATATCTTTCATTATTTGAGTTTGAGAACCAGCGTGGTTTGTATCAAAAAAGCGACTAGCAGGATCCATCATAAACACTCTGTCGTGTCTAATAACACCAGCCATTGCATTGATTGCCCATACTTCATCTAAAGGAAAAGAATAAATTTGAGAGTAAATAAATTGATCGTGACTTTTACCCATAGCCACTATTGCGACCTTTTTTCCTGTTAAGTCAGGAACACCATTAGATCTTACTTCAAGTTTTTTCTCTTGTTTACTCATGGACCAGGTGACTCAGCTTTTAATTTAATTCTTAACTGTCCATCATCATATTCATCTCTTCTGCGTCTACCTTGTTGCTCAATACCGAGTCCTTGCATTGCTTCTTTATAACTTTTTTCATAGTATTGAAGCATATCCATTGGGCCTTTAGTATAACTATGAGCTTGAATTAAAACGGCATAAAAAAGGGCTTCTGGAGCGTTTGTGCTCATCCATGTAGTAGGTGTTGTTGAGGATAATTGCACAGGTCTAGCGATATAGCCCAACTGAGTTAAAAAATTATTATTAGGTGTAGGAGCTATGTAAAAAGTGTTGTCATCAAAAACAGAATAATATTTAGGAGTTGCAGTATTATTAAAGTTAACCCAATACTCTTTTAAAAAAGAAGTTTCTCTAAAATCTAAAAAAATTTGCTCAGAAGTTGTTGGCGAGGTAATCATCATATATCTATGAGTAAGTATGTCTGTGGGTGCTGTTAAAAAACGATTACCATTACTCATGTTTGCTGTAACTTCTTTATTAAAAACATCTAAATCTATTTCTCTAAGTATTCTGTTTTCAGCAAAAGTTATAAAAGTATTTATCACAGAATCAGAGAAAACATTACTATCCACCTCTGTGTAGTTTCTTACATTAGTAACTAATTCATCATAAGTCACGAGATTGTCACCTCCACCTTTCCAATTTGCCCATCAGCAGAAAAATTTTTAATAGGAGGAGCTGGTTTCATACCATCAGAAGAAAAAGCAGAATCACCGGGTCCTCCAATAGCTACTGTAACAGGTTCCACCCTATCTGGTCTAGGTTGTCTTAAAGCAATAGGGTCTGCTTTAGCTTTTAAGGGATCTAATTGAGGTTCTTTTGGTTCATAATCTTCCGGACAAACTTTAAACCCTCTCCAGTTTTTCTTTAACTGTTGATAAGGGTATCGCCTACCACAATAATCACATAAACCATAAGAATACTTACCAGAAGCGTAAGCCACTTTTAACTTCCTAAATCTGGAACAAAAGAAACACTAGCTGTGTCTCTGTCTTCAGCAGCAGCTCTTGCAAAATCCTCTTCATAAATAGCTTTTAAAATACTTACCCGATCTGGTGCAAATTTTAAAGATAATTGATAGGCTAAACCAGAAGTTATACAAGGCAGAAATCTAAAATTAACATCCATTGAATTAACATACCCTCCTGCCTCCTCAATTCTACGAATACGATAATAAACAAAAGTGTATGCTTTATCTGTGGTTGGATATAAATAAACAGTAGGAGTGTTTGTTCTTTCTACATAATACTGAGAGGGTCTTGCTTTTGTAGATTTATTAGGCACGTTTAGATATTCTTCTCGACTAATTCTTTCAATAGATATATCAGTATCTGTGCCACTAGAGGAGTCTCTAATTACAGCCGACAAAACATTTACTGTATCTGTGCCTAAAGTAAAACTACTAGTATTACTCGTTAAAGAACTAGTTGCTTGTTCAATCGTCCAAAGATTTAAACCTCTGTTTGCCCAATCTAAGAAAAGTATGTTTAAGGAACGTCTACCTGAAGTTAATTGATAACCAGAAGTCGCACGCATACCGCATCTTTCGTATGCCTCCTCTATAACATCATCTATGGATAAATCAAAAGTAGTTGTACCTGAAGTAGCCATTTTTATACCTTAAAGGTTCTTCCGTTACTTTTTGGTTTAGGTTTAGATTTAGGTTTAGGTCTTACTCCCCTCTCTTTTTCTCTCATATCCTCTCTAAATCTATGAATACCTGGAGCGTATTC